ACTGCAAGCAGTATTTGATAAAGATTTAAGAAAAGCAATTGCTCAAATGAAACAGTTGGTAGAACAGAATAATATAACTGATTTACCTGAAACAGCAGAACACGTCATAACCGAGATGTGTTTTCAACTTGGACAGACAGGCGTGTCAAAGTTTAAAAATATGTGGAAATGCCTGCAGGAAGCTAATTTTGTTGGGGCAAGTTATGAAATGCTTGACTCAAGATGGAACAAACAAACTCCAAATCGTTGTAAAAAATTAGCTGACCTTATGAAATCATGCGCTTA